TCGTAGAGAAGAAGGTTTCTGGTACTTTAATAAAAGTATCCCTACTTACATTACTGGCACTCATTATATGTACTTGCAGTGGTCCAAGATTGATGTTGGGCAGCCAGATTTTAGAGAAGCAAACCGTATTTTTTTCATATTCTGGGCCGCATGTGTTGCAGACTCCAGGTGTTACGGTATGTCCTATCTCAAGAACAGACGTTCTGGCTTTTCGTTTATGGCATCCGGAGAGTGCGTTAACATGGCGACCATATCAACCGACGCACGTTTTGGGATTTTGTCCAAATCTGGCGCCGATGCTAAGAAGATGTTTACCGACAAGGTTGTACCAATATCCGTTAATTATCCATTCTTTTTCAAGCCCATCCAGGACGGAATGGACCGTCCAAAGACCGAGCTTGCCTACAGAGTCCCCGCGTCCAAGTTCACAAGAAGGAGTATCGTCAAAACCACTGGTGAAGCCGGTGAAGCCCTCTCGGGTTTGGACACCACGATCGACTGGAAGAACACAGGGGATAACGCCTACGATGGGGAGAAACTCAGGCTCCTCGTCCACGATGAGTCGGGGAAGTGGGAAAGGCCCAACAACATCCTCAACAACTGGCGTGTTACGAAAACCACCCTTAGATTAGGTAGTAGAGTAATAGGTAAGTGTATGATGGGATCAACATCAAACGCTTTAGATAAAGGTGGTAGAAATTTTAAAAAATTATATGATGACTCAGACGTTACAAAAAGAAATGCCAATGGACAAACTCGTTCAGGACTCTATTCTTTGTTCATTCCTATGGAATGGAATTACGAGGGATACATTGATTCTTATGGCTACCCTGTCTTCGAAACTCCATCAGAAGAAGTGCATGGACCTCATGGAATACCAATCAAAATTGGAGTCATTGAATATTGGGAAAATGAAGTAGAAGGTCTTAAAGATGACCAAGATGGATTAAATGAATTTTATAGACAGTTTCCTCGTACAACTAAACACGCGTTTAGAGACGAGTCTAAAATGTCTTTATTTAACTTAACAAAAATATATCAGCAAATAGATTACAACGAAGAAGCATCATCTGCCGCTGTTGTAACTGCTGGAAGTTTCCAATGGGAAAATGGTATCATAGATACTAGAGTGGTTTTTTCACCTAATAAAAACGGTAGATTTCTTATAACATGGGTGCCACCAACAAATTTACAAAACAGATTTATAATTAAAAATGGTATTAAATATCCAGGCAATGAGCATATGGGTGCTTTTGGTTGTGATAGTTACGATATATCAGGAACAGTAGATGGTAGAGGTTCTAAAGGAGCTTTAAGTGGTTTAACTAAATTCAGCATGGAAGATGCTCCTGTTGATCATTTTTTCTTAGAGTATATCGCTCGCCCACAAACTGCTGAGTTATTTTTTGAAGATGTATTAATGGCTTGCGTTTTTTATGGTATGCCAATATTAGCAGAGAATAATAAACCTAGATTATTATATCATTTTAGAAGAAGAGGTTATAGAGGTTTTAGTATGAATAGACCAGACAAAGTCTATGCTAAACTATCATTAACAGAGAGAGAGATTGGTGGAATACCTAACTCTAGTCAAGATATAATACAAGCGCACGCTGCTGCTATCGAAACATATATAGAAAATGCTGTAGGATTTGATGGTGATAGTTATGGAGATATGTATTTTCAAAGAACACTTGAAGACTGGGCTAATTTTGATATAAACAGAAGAACAAAATATGATGCATCTATAAGTTCTGGACTTGCTATTATGGCTTGTAATAAAAATAGATATGCTCCAGTTAATAGAACCATAAGAAAAACTATAGACCTTGGGATAAAAAGATATAACAACAAAGGTACATTATCAAAAATAATTAAGTAAATGAATATATACACAAATCCAAACAGTTCTTTTCCTAGCCAAGTTGTGCCGGACGAAGTAAAAAACTCGTTGAAATATGGAGAGCAAGTTGCTCAAGCTATTGAAAGCGAATGGTGGAGACAAGGAGGTAACGGAACTAGATTTGCTACATCATATAATAGATTTCATAGTTTAAGATTATACGCAAGAGGTGAACAACCTGTGCAAAAATACAAAGACGAGTTAGCTATTAATGGTGACATGTCTTATCTTAATTTAGACTGGAAACCAGTACCTGTATTATCTAAGTTTGTAGATATCGTAGTTAACGGTATGACAAATAAAGTTTTTGAAATAAAAGCTAGTGCTCAAGATCCAATATCATTAAAGAAAAGAACAGACTACGCTACAGCTATATATGAAGATATGTTAGCTAAACCTTATTTAGAAGAATTAAAAACAAAGTTAGGTTTAGATTTATATCAAAGTCCTAATCCTGCAGGTTTACCAGAAAATGAAGAAGAGTTAGATATGCATATGCAGCTAACTTATAAGCATGCTGTAGAACTAGCTGAAGAAGAAGTTATAGATAATGTATTAGCTAAAAATAAATTTACTAATATAAAGAAAAGATTTAATTATGATTTAGTAACATTAGGTATTGGTGCAGTAAAAACAAACTGGAACAAAGCTAATGGTATTACAATTGATTATGTTGATCCTGCAAGATTAATATTTTCTTATACAGAAGATCCAAATTTTGAAGATATATATTATGTAGGAGAAGTTAAGTCATTAACTATTGGTGAAATAGCTAAAGAGTTTCCTGATCTTACAGAAAGTGAATTAGATAAAATATCTAAACAAACAGGTAACAGAGATACTTTATACGGTTGGTCTACTTACGATCCTAATACTATACAGGTTTTATATTTTGAATACAAAACATACAATAGCCAAGTATTTAAAATAAAAGAAACAGATCAAGGTTTAGAAAAATCATTAGTAAAAGATGATAATTTTAATCCACCAGAGTCTGATACATTTTCTAAAGTATCAAGAAAAATAGAAGTATTATACAAAGGAGCTAAGGTAATTGGTAATAATCAATTACTAAGATGGGAACTTGCTGAAAATATGACAAGACCTTTTGCTGATACTACAAAAGTAGAAATGAGTTATGCTATTGTAGCGCCAAGAATGTACCAAGGAAGAATTGAATCTATTGTTAGTAAAACTACTGGTTTTGCCGATATGATTCAATTAACACATTTAAAGCTACAACAAGTTATGTCTAGAATAGTACCAGATGGTGTATTTTTAGATATGGATGGTTTAGCAGAGGTTGATTTAGGTAATGGTACAAATTATAATCCAGCAGAAGCACTTAACATGTATTTCCAAACTGGTAGTATTGTTGGTAGATCACTCACACAAGAAGGTTCACTTAACCAAGGTAAAGTACCTATTCAAGAGTTAACTAGTTCTAGTGGTCAAGGTAAAATACAAAGTTTAATACAAACTTATCAGTATTATTTACAAATGATACGTGATGTAACCGGACTTAATGAAGCTCGTGATGGTAGTGATACAGACAAGAACAGTTTAGTAGGTTTACAGAAGCTAGCTGCTAATGCATCTAATACTGCTACAAGACATATATTAAACTCTAGTTTATGGTTAACACTTAGAACATGTGAAAACATATCTTTAAAAGTTGCTGATTCATTAAACTATCCTTTAACTTTAAACTCTTTAAAAAGTTCTATATCTACTTACAACGTAGGTACATTACAAGAAATACAAAATTTAAACATACATGATTTTGGTATTTACTTATCATTAGAACCTGAAGAAGAAGAAAAAGCACAACTAGAGCAAAACATACAAATGGCTTTACAGCAAGGTGGTATAAACCTTGAAGACGCTATTGATATACGTCAAATTAAAAATTTAAAACTAGCTAATGATCTTTTAAAACAAAGACGTAAAAAGAAAGAAGCTAGAGAACAAGCCAACCAACAAGCTAACATACAAGCACAAGCAGCAGCTCAAGCTGATTCAGCTGAAAAAGTAGCATTATCAGAAGTACAAAAACAAGAAGCTATATCAGGTTCTAAAGTACAATATGAGCAAGCTGTAAATCAAATGGAAATACAACGTATGCAAATTGCTGCTCAAATAGAACAGCAAAAAATGGAGATCCAACACCAGTATGATATGGCTTTAAAAGGTATGGATGTTCAGGCTATGGAGAAAAAAGAAAATATGATCGAAGATCGTAAAGATAAACGTAGTAAAATGGAAGCTACACAACAAAGCGAATTAATCAGCCAAAGACAAAATGATTCTTTGCCTAAAAACTTTGAACAACCAGACATGGCATCTATGACGCCAAGTGTCTAATTATTAATTATTTAATTATATTATATTATGTCAGAAGAAACAAAAACAACTAAGCCTGTTAAACAGGAGGGTGACTTTAAAATAAAGTCAAAAACAAAAGTTAAAAAGTTTACTGAGAAAAAAGAAGAACCAGTTAAAGTAGATCTTACAAAAGATCCAAATGTAAAAGCTGAAGAACCTATTAAAGTAGATTTAACACAGAAAAAAGAAGAAACAGATGCCATTCAAATCGGAGAAACAGAGAAGGTGGATGTGGGCGAACAAACCGGAGATGGCAAAAGCGTGGACGTTGGAGGAGACAAACCAGTTGAAGAGTCCAGCCCGATTATTGAAGAAATTCAAGAGATGGGAGAAAAGCCACTACCAAAACAAGAACAAATAGTTCAATCAACTAAAATTGAATTACCAGACAATGTAGAAAAACTCATAGAGTTTATGAAAGAAACTGGTGGAACTATAGAAGATTACGCTAGACTCAACGCTGATTATTCAAACGTTGATGAAAATATTTTATTAAAAGAATATTATAAAAATACTAAACCACATCTTTCGGATGATGATCTTGCATTTGTAATGGAAGAAAATTTTTCGTTTGATACTGATTTAGATGAGGAGCGAGATATCCGCAGAAAGAAACTCGCAAAAAAAGAAGAAATTGCAAAAGCCAAAAAGCATTTAGAAGATTTAAAGGTTAAATACTACGATGAGATTAAGTTAAGACCATCGCAAAACCCAGATCAACAAAAAGCTGTAGACTTTTTCAATAGATACAACAAAGATCAAGAGTTAGCTACACAACAGCACGAAAGATTTGTTAACGACACTAAAAGTTTATTCTCTGATGATTTCAAAGGTTTTGATTTCGAAGTTGGAGAAAAGAAGTTTAGATATGGCGTGAAAGATCCTAGTTCAGTTGCAGAAAATCAATCAAACATTAACAACTTCGTCAAGAAGTTCTTAGACAATGAAGGTAATGTTAAAGATACGAAGGGTTATCATAAGGCTATGTACGCTGCTCAGAATGTAGATCGTATTGTAAAACATTTTTATGAACAAGGTAAAACCGATGGAATTAAAAACGTAATGCAAAGTTCTAAAAATCCTACACTAGATGCTCCGCGTCAAAGTGCAGGTGAAGACATATCATTAGGTGGTTTTAAAGTACGTGCTATAAACGGAGTAGATAGTTCTAAGTTGAAAATTAAAACAAGTAAATTTAACAATTAAAACTAAAAAACAATGGGAGTATTAAGTCCTCAATTTGGAAGTTTAATACCTTCACTAACTACACAAACTTTAACTAGCAATTATTTAAATTTTAATAGTGGTGGTGGGAATGACTTCGCACAACAATATCTACCGGAAATATATGAAGCAGAGGTAGAGCGTTATGGAAACAGAACGTTAAGCGGCTTCTTAAGAATGGTTGGCGCTGAAATGCCAATGATGTCTGATCAAGTAATTTGGTCTGAGCAAAATAGATTACACATAGGTTATGACAACGTAAGTTGTTCAGCTGTTGGAGCAAACGCAGGTAATAGAATAACTTTACCAGGTGGTGTTACTAACACTGTATTCGTTAACATGACTGTTGTAATTATGGATCCAGCTAACCCAGCATTCACTGTAAAAGCAATTGTAGTTGCTACAGGTGCTGCAGGTGCAGGTGGAGCAGGTGGAGCTCAAAACTTTGATGTAATACCTTACACTAGAGTTAATGTAAACGCTGGACCAGCTTTAGCTGGATTAAAAGTGTTTGTATATGGTTCTGAATTTGGAAAAGGTTCTGTTGGTCCTGCTACAGGAACTTCTGGACAATCTATCCAACCTCAGTTAACTACTTTCAGTAACAAACCAATCATCATCAGAGACAGATACGCTGTAAGTGGATCTGATACTGCTCAGATTGGATGGGTTGAAGTAGCTTCTGAAGATGGAACTTCTGGATACTTATGGTATTTAAAAGCTGAAGGTGAAACTAGATTACGTTTCGAAGATTACTTAGAAATGGCAATGATTGAAGGTGAATTAGCTAATGGCGCACAAGCAGGAACAATTTCTGGAACTGCTGGTCTTAGCTTTACTGCTGGAGCAACTGCTGGTCAAATAGGTACTGAAGGTTTATTTGCTGCTATCAACAATGGTGGTAATGTACTTTCTGGTTACGCTGGATCATTACAGGATTTTGATTCTGTATTAGAGAATTTAGATTCTCAAGGAGCAATTGAAGAAAACATGCTTTTCTTAGACAGAAAAACTGAGTTGTTATTTGACAACATGTTAGCACAACAAAACTCTTACGGAGCTGGAGGTACATCTTACGGTGTATTTGAAAACTCTGAAGATATGGCGCTTAACTTAGGTTTCTCTGGATTCAGAAGAGGTTCTTATGATTTCTACAAGACTTCATGGAAATACTTAAACGACGCGTCAACAAGAGGTGGTTCTGCTAACTTTGTTAACGGTGACAATATTGATGGTGTATTAGTTCCTGCTGGAACTTCTACAGTATACGATCAGTTACTTGGAACAAACATCAGACGTCCTTTCTTACACGTAAGATATAGAGCTTCTCAAGCAGATGACAGAAGAATGAAATCATGGTTAACTGGTTCAGTTGGCGGTGCTTCTACTTCTAACTTAGATGCAATGGAAGTAAACTTCTTATCTGAAAGATGTTTATGTGTACAAGCTAGAAATAACTTCGTATTATTTACAGCTTAATATTTATTGTAATATTTACCCTCGTAAAAACTACGGGGGTAATTATTACTCTTATATTTTTTAACTATTTAATTATATTATATCATGTCAAAAACAAAAGAAAAAGAACCTAAGGCTAAAAGCACTTGGGAAATAAAAGATAGAAACTATTTTTTAACAGGAGACAAAGAACCTTTAACATATACATTAAAATCTAGACATACGGAAAAATACCCGTTGTTATATTTTGATACAGAATCAAACACGCAAAGAGCGTTAAGATATGCTACTAATCAAAACTCACCATTTGTAGATGAGCAAAAAGGAGAAGTTACATTAAAGCATATCATGTTTAAAGATGGGTCTTTATTTGTACCTAAAGAACAACAAGCTTTACAAAAGCTTTTATCATTGTATCACCCAGATTTAAACGGTAGATACGCAGAATTAAAACCGCAAGCTATTGCTGAAGATGAGTTAGTTGATTTACAACTAGAAATCATGGCATTAAATGCTGCTAAAGATATGGATATAGAACAAGCTGAAGCAATCCTAAGAGTTGAAATAGGATCAAGCGTTTCTGATCTATCATCTAAAGAATTAAAAAGAGATATACTATTATTTGCAAAAAGAAATGCTGAACTGTTTATTAGTTTAGCTAAAGATGAAAATGTAATGCTAAGAAACTTTGGTATTAAAGCAACTGAATCAGGTATTATAAGTTTATCTCAAGATCAAAGAACCTTTGTTTATGGTTCAAACAAACGTAAATTATTTACAATACCATTTGATGAAAACCCTTACTCAGCACTAGCTGCATGGTTTAAAACAGATGAAGGAGTAGAAGTTTATAAAACTATAGAGAAAAAAATCTCTTAACCTGTAATACTAATATATAGGGCTCGTTCACTCGGGCCCATATATTATAATAAATACACTAGAATGGCAATAAACGTAGACGCTGTATATAAAACAGTCTTATTAATACTTAACCAACAACAAAGAGGATATATGACACCTGATGAGTTCAACAAAGTTGGAACTCAAGTGCAATTAAATATATTTGAAAAGTATGAAGATGATTTAAACCAACAGTATCGCATGCCACAAAATGATACTGAATACGCTAATCGCGTAAAAAATATTGAACAAAAATTACAATTTTTTCAAAGAACAGGTGCTACAGCTTACGTAGGACCTCACTTTACTTTAACGCCTACAGATATATATAGACTTGGTAGCGTTTATTATAATGGTGAAGAATTAACACAATACTCACAAAGAAACGAGATAACACAACTTCTATTATCTCCACTTACAAAACCAACAACTGATTTTCCTGTTTATTTATACGAGCAAGATTTATTATATTTGTATCCTACAACAATACAGACAGGGGTTACTATATCTTATCTTAAAACACCTGCAGATATAAACTGGGGTTATAGCGTAGGTGCTCTTGGTCAGTTTTTATATAACTCTGCTGGATCTGTTGATTTTGAACTAAGCGTTACTGAACAAACAAATGTTGTAACTAGAATATTAGCATATGCTGGAGTTATAATAAATGACCCTACTATTATACAAATAGCAGCTCAAGAAATAGCACAAGAAGAACAAAATTCAAAAATGTAAAACATGGCAAGACCTGATGGTGGATTAATCCAAGAAACAAACTTACAATATTACGCGGGCGCGCAGATTATATATACTTCAGTTGCTGCAACTACTGTTTATACATTTACCTTTAACACTCAATTAGTTTTAGGTAGCACCACAAGTTGGGCGCCAACAGACCCTAGTTTTGGTTTAAATAATTTTAAAATATATACTAGTCCTAATGGTATAAACAACTGGACAGAATATTTAACAACATATACTTTAGTTAATAACTCTAATGGTAGTACAATAACTTTAGGTAATGGCCAAAACATAGGTACTTATGTAAAAGTGCAATTAAAAGCAGGTGCTGTAGCTAATAACTACGGTGGTTATGAATACACTAAATTAAAAGACATTATAAATAATTTCATGGTTGCTTATGTTGGTCAAGACAAACTTATACCAAACGTAAGAAGAAGTGATGTTATATTTCACGCTAAAAGAGGTTTATCTGAATTTAGCTTTGATACATTAAAAAGTATTAAGTCACAAGAACTTACTGTTCCACCAAGCTTATCTGTAGTTATACCACAAGACTATGTTAACTATGTTAAATTGTCTTGGGTAGATGGTTTAGGTGTTAAGCATACTATATATCCTACACAACTAACTAGTAGTCCTTCAAATGCGCCAATACAAGATCAAGCTGGTAACATAGTACAAGATAACTTTGAAGAAAATATAGATGGTACATCTGTAATAAATGAAAGATGGCAAGCAAACGATCCTAGTAGAATAACTGGTTTATGGCCAGCTAACACAAACAACCCTACAGTATATATGTATGATTGGTGGGGAGAATCTACTTGGGGTTTTGGTGGTTTTTACGGACAAAGATACGGAGGCGATCCTGTTAACATGCAAGTTAACGGATGGTTTAATATTGACCCAACTATGGGTACATTTAATTTTTCTAGTGATTTAGCAAATAAATTAATAATGCTAGAATACATCTCTGATGGTTTAGCTTATGACTTAGATACTAAAGTTCCTAAGATGGCAGAGGATGCAATGTACGCTCATCTAAACCACGCTATATTATCTACTAGAGCAAACACTCAAGAGTATATTGTACAAAGATATAAACAAGAAAGATTTGCTAAATTAAGAAACGCTAAAATTAGATTATCTAACATTAAGCTAGATGAAATAGTACAAGTTATGCGTAATAAATCTAAATGGATTAAACACTAATACATGGCAGAAATTAAAAATACCTTTTTAAAAGGTAAAATGAATCAAGATCTTGACTCTCGATTATTGCCTAACGGTGAATATAGAGAAGCTATAAACTTAATGATTAGTAGATCAGAAGGATCAACTGTTGGTGAGTTTGAAAATGTATTAGGTAATACTGTTATAAGAGAAATTGATGGTAATGAATCTGTTGTTATAGGTCATTTTATAGATGAAACAAATAACATAGCTTATTTTCTTTGGACTGACTTTGATAGTCCATCAGGCGCTAGAGCCACAAACTCTAATAATTGCGGCATAACACAAATAAGTTTAAACGCTCCTTATACACCTGAGATATTAGTAGAAGGCTGGTTTTTAAATTTTAATAAATCATTTCCAGTTACAGGTATTAACATGGTAGAAGATTTATTATTTTGGACTGATAATAATAATCAACCTAGAAAAATAAACGTAAAGCTAGCGCAAAACACTGGTCATTATACTAATGAAGATCAAATATCAGTAGCTAAATACGCACCATGCGAACCTGTTATTGTTTTAGACAGGTACAATACTATTATAAGCGGCACGGTTTCTAATAGCGCTATTGTTAACATAAGTGGAAATACTAGTAACGTAAAAATTGGAGATATAGTAAGTGAATTTGAAACAATTACTATTCCTACTGAAATTACAGAAAAAAGATTTGTTGTAGCTATAAATAGCTCAACACAAGTTACGTTAAACAAAGCAATAACAACTACAACTTCAAATTTAAAAATTGTATTTGAAAGACCAACAATGACTAACAAAGCGCAAGAGCAAAATGCTAATGGCGCTACAGCTTCGATTACTTCTGTAACTGGTAGTGGTTTAACAGCTGATTATATTTTTAATACTGGTTTTGATCAAGTGCTACCTGAAATTGGTATGATAGTTACAGGGCCTAATTCTACCGTTGCAGATAATATAACTATAACGTCTGTTGTTGCTGATTATGCGCCTTCGCCTGCTTCAGGTGATGATAATTATCCTTTAGCTTATAATAAAATAACTTTAAGATTTTCTAAAGATGTATCTGCCGCTCCATATTCTTGGGTAGGAGGTAATTCTATAACTATAGGTGTTAATCAATTTTATGATGGTAACTGGAAAGGTGATGATGCTTTTTTAGAAGATAAGTTTGTAAGATTTAGTTATAGATTTAAATTTGAAGATAATGAGTATTCTTTGATGGCTCCATTTTCTCAACCAATGTTTATACCAAAACAAGAAAGCGCTTTTGGTAAAGGTGAAAACTATGTTGAAAAAGACATGGACAATGCTTATAAATCTACTATATTAACTTG